GTCCGGGAAATTCATCATCACACAAAACCCGATGTGTACCACGTACCATCAACGTAAATTTGATTGTAGCGGTGACGAACTTGGGAGGTGTAGTAACCACTCAACATGGCGCCGCTACCACCGGTCGCCGGCGCGCCACCATAAGGTTCAACAAGTCCCTCGGTGTATAGATGCATGTAATCCCCGGCGTGTCCGCCGAGGTGAGCACTTGTAACCGGTCGCGTCCAATCGCCTGTTCCCCAGATGCGACCGGCAGCGGTGTTAAGAATGCCGGCACTAAGAACGTAATTGCCGCCATCGTAATAGATGTATCGGTCCGTCGCACCGGTCCCGAAATACAGAACGCCGGTAGCGCCGCCGCGATATGGCATGACGTGCGCACCGCTCATCGTAACTGTGCCGGTGATAGTGCCACCGGTTATCGGCAGATACGGACCGCCGACCGGTTGGTTTGCAATGACGTAAGCGGTTGTGGCGGCCCTCGTCGAGTTGTCTCCGTTACCCGGCGACGGCGCATAGACTGCCCCATTGAATTGTACGCCACCGCTGACGGTCGCCACCATGGCGGAAACGTTGTCACTGCCGCCGCCACCGGTACGAACCCAAATGAATCCGCTCTGGTCGGAACCAATACCCGCCCAATTGCCGCCGCCGTAGTCATAGAAAATAATGTTGGCGTCGAGCGTGGTTACGCCGTTCCAATTGGCGGCGGTGCCATCGACACGGATATGATTACCGAGTTGGTTGCCGTCTGCCGTCGTCGCAAACAAACCACCGTTGAAGTTGCCGGAGACGTTAAAGGTCTGGGCCGTCAGCGTCCCGTTAAACGTAGGGTTATCGAGTGGCACCAACTTTGTATCGGTCGGATGACGGTGATCTGCCCGCGACCAATTCGTGGTTATACCCGGAGACGATACGTTATCCATTAACGGCAACGTGGTAGCTGGCAGTGCTGCCACCGGTCCCGAACTAATCTTCCACTTGATGCCGTCATACTTGTAGGTTGGCGCCGCTGTTGACGCTTGATAGGTCTGTCCAACATATGGCGATGCTGGGAAGTCCATCATGGCGGTGTACTCTTGTATGGATGGTTTGCCGGCAGTAACGCCGTCAACCCGTGTCGGTGTGCCAGATAACCTTCGGCCATAGCCCGCAGGCTCTCCGAGGAATTGTACGGCATGAACACCGCTTCGTTAATGTCGCCCCATCCCTGCGAAGGGGGCGGCCCTTGGTATGCGCCGAACGAAACGAATGGAAGGTCCGCCGCTAAAGGTACTGTGCCTGTCGACACCATGTTGCCGCCATCTCGAGAGATAGTGGCGGGCGCCGTTGTACCAAGGCGTGCGTATCCAATTCCGTAAACGTTATCCCATGTCAGATCTTCGTGAAGCCCGAGTTCGGCGGCAGCGGCCCACGCCGGCTCGGCTCCGTATCCCGTGGCATCCGTGACAGTCCACATCCAATAACGGAAAGTCGCTGGTGCTGCGAGTGTATATGTCCGCAACTCGCTCAACGCAAAGTTTGGTGCGTTCGCTACGGTATGCACCAAGGTCCAATTCGAATTATCGTTTGATCCTTGAAGCGTCCAACCTCTCCATTGCTGCCACGGGATGCTGCCATCCTGGCTGTCATGTCGAGGGCGATAACTGTAATAAACGACTTTTCGCGCTTCACCGAGATCAATCTTGGTCCAGTATGGAGTGGTGGCAACCGGGCCGCCACTGTGCGAGAAAGTGGTGTTCACTCCATCAAAAGCCTTGAAGGCATAAGCGTCCGTCCAAGTACCATTCTGAGAAGTAACGTATGGTGCCGGTGCACTGTCCGAGGTCATGTTGTTTGGGCTGGCTCTCGTCGCCGGGAACCAAGCACTGTTGTAAGTTCCGATTCTCGTGGCACCGTTTTCTACGATGACGTGGTGTAGTCCGCCCGCAGTGGCACCGCGCAGCAATGTCCTCCAGTCGTTTCCCGCGGCCGGTCTCGGTTTCCCTACCCAGATGATATCGAACGCGGCCGGGGCATTGGCGGCAACGAAGTTTTGCGGGTTGCCAATTATCACCGTGCCTACAGCGTATGTCGGCCGGTAGGCGTCATTCGTTTGCGTCAGTGTCAGTCCACCGCCGAACTTGTTCTTCCACTGGCTGACGCCGGCACCAGCGAGAATAACTTGGCTGGAGTCTCGTGAGTCGAACCAACCAATAAGATTTGGTCCGAGGTCCCTCGGTGTAAACAATTGAGCTGGAGGCGCCCACTTCAGGCGCAGGTACTGTTCCAGTTGCGCGCGTTCGATGTCCGACAGTCGACGATTGAACATCACCAATTCTGCGACTTCGCAATCCGCGGATTCAGTTTTGGTGTCGTCATGGCCGCTGATGCATAACGTATTCTTGAGACCACCGGACGGCGTTGCAGCGCCACTGCGCAGCACGGCACCATCCTTAAACAGTCTCGCAGGTAACGTTGACGACGCATCCCCCGTATAGAATCTCCAATTCATGTCATCGGTGTGGACATCGTCCGGGGTCAGCCAACCCTCGTTGTACGAACAATCCGACCGTGTGCTCCACCATCCAAACAGAACGTTGCTCGTCGTCGCCGAATAGTTTCCGGCTAGGATGCGCCCGGCCTTGGTCGTCCATTTACGGGCGACGATGGCGACCGTGTAATCCCTGTCAACGCCTGTGCCGCTAAACCGGAACGTGCCTTGGGCTCCAGTAATCTTCACCACCGGTTTGCCATTGAGGGCATTGGCGCGGATCACTGGGTTCGGTGAACCGAAGATTGTCGGTTGCGGTCCGGTGCCAAGATTGGGCCACGCTGTAACGGAGGCCCCATCTGCCAACGCCAACTGCGAAGCGTCCAACCAAACCACGCAACCGCTGATGTTGTTGGGCTTGTATGGAACTATCGGATTCCACTTGACCCGTAGATAGTTCTCCAATTGCTGACGTTCCGCCGTCGTCAATTTCCTGTTGTACATTACCAGTTCGGCAATCTCGCAATCGGCCTGTTGCGAAACCTCTTGTGCCGGGTCGGCGTCGTTGGTCCAACCACTGATATTTAAATTGCCGTTCCAACCCCTTGCCGGTGACGGTCCCCCGAACTGGCCGAGGTACACTCCATCGCTGAACAGTCGACCGAACCCGTTTGCCGTTGAATCAGACGAGTACATTTTCCAGTCGGTGCCAGCGGTGAGTTGTCCGCCCGGTGTGTTGATCCAACCTTCAATGTAAGCACACTCGTACTCACTGCCGTGGTGGCCGATTAGAATGTTGGTGCTACCCGTCCCTGACCATAGTCCAGTGACGATGCGGCCGGTTCCAGTTTGCCATTTCCGACCGACATAAATGATGGTCCAATCCTTATCGACGTTCAGACCGGTGAACCGGAGTCGTCCCTGTCCCTTTGTAATCTTTAGTACAGGCAGACCGTTGAGAGCGTTGGGCCGGAACACCGGGTTCGGTGAACCGAGGATTGTCGTTGCTGAACCGCTGCCGAGGTTGTCCCAATACGATTTGGATGCGTCAACCCATACGATGCAATTGGCAATGTCTGCCGGCTTGAACGACGCCGGCCACACCTTGGTTGAACCAAGGTACACCGCCGAGGGCTGTTGCCCACCGATCATGAACTTGTCTGCGTAGTTGAGCGTTGTCATCCGACAATCACATAAAGCATGGCGGGGTTAGGTGGCGACAACGCATTGTAAGCGGCCTGCGTAATCTGTACCCACTGACCCGGCAGACCTTGAATGCCTTGGTCGCCCTTGGGTCCCTGCGGTCCCGGTACCGTTGACGGGTTGCCTTGGATGCCTTGTATGCCCTGCGGTCCCGTCATTGGAACGCCACCCGGCCACGTACCGGATGCTTTGGGACCATAGATAAAATTGTTTGCCGTGTTGATGTAGAAGTCGCCGTCAGTACCGACGACACTCGACGGCATGCTCGTACCGTTTAGAACGGTCTTGCCGGGAATGCCCTGCGGTCCCTGCTCACCTTGCCACGGTTGCGAGATAACCCACTGTTGCGACGTCCCGTCGTTGAAGTAAATATACGTGACACCGGCCGATGAATCCCACCAAAGTTTTCCGTGCTTGGGATTGGGAGGTGGCGTGTCGCCGATGGCAATGCTGGCGTCGGCTTCGAACTCCGCCCATGTCTTGTCTTTGCGGGCGTAGTACTTGCCATCCATTGGCACGTCGGATGTACCGAGGTCGCCACTGGGTCCCTGAATACCCTGCTCACCCTGAATACCTTGGATGCCTTGGATACCCTGATCGCCCTTGTCTCCTTTATCCCCCTTGTCGCCCTTCTCACCTTGCACGCCCTGCGGTCCGACGAGACCACGCGGACCGCTTGGACCGACGAGACCCTGAATGCCTTGGTCACCCTTGTCGCCCTTTGGTCCAACCGGACCCTGAATGCCCTGCGGACCAACCGGACCCGGTTGACCTCGCGTGCGCAGGATGACCGTGATTTCTTGGTTGTTCTGAAAGTTCGAACCCGTCTGTTCGATCCACTCGACCCACAACTCAAACCAATCGATGCGGTCAATCGCCGGCGCCAGCATCTTGAATGTCATTGACTGCGCCGACATCCCGCGCCGCTGAATAACGAACTGATCGTCAAACTTGGCGACGGTGAACGCCGTGGTTGGATCGAGACCGTCCTGCGTCAGTCGATCGAAATAAATCCGTGTCGCCTGCGACGGGTCCGCGGTGTTGAACTTGAGTCGTCCGGCACCGGGGTCCATCGCCGACGTGTTGCTGTCAAAACGATAGAGCCACATTGACGACGAGGCGCCCGCGGGTCCTGCCGGGCCGGGCGGGCCGGCTGGCCCCGGCGGTCCGGGGTCGCCCTTCTCGCCTCCACCTTCACCAATCAGAACGCCGTCTTCGACGCGCAGACCGTCACCAATTTCCAGACGTTGACCCGGTCCTCGAGCCGGATCGTAGCGGCCAACAAGCGTATTGGTATCCATCTCCAACACGATGTCGTCGTTGTAATTACTGAAGATGCCTTCCTGTAACGGTGAACCTTCTTCGTCAACCTGTAAACGGTTGACCATCCAGACAAGCGGTTCGGCAGGTTCAATCGGCAGCGGTTCGTTTTGAACCACTACGTAACCGCGCGCCCTTACTTTTCCCTGTCCGCCATTTCGCATCAGGCCGCCCTACGCCATGGCTTAACAACACTGCCGCCATTCCACGGCACAACAAAGTCACCACCGTTGAAAGAGGCAGTGGCGCCTTGCCACGGTGCGGTGCCCGGATAGGACGGTGGTAAGGGTTTCGGAGTTGGCCATGTCGGCGTTGTGACAACATCACCAATGCCTTCTACCTGACTGAATACCGCCGCGAGTACACCGTCGCCGGTTACAACTTCCTGATCGCTACCATCCAGTTGCGACGAGGCCGCAACCAACTGGCCTTGACCCTGTACAACGATGCGACCTTGACCGACAACCTTCGACGCCTTGGCTTGCAGCGTACCGACACCGTCGACCGGCCACGACACTGTGCCGTGTCCGATTAGATAGGCGCGATAAGTCTGCTTGAGATCGCCAAAACCAACGGTCTCGTTATTGCCAACACCCGCAACGATGGAGGCGGTGACTAACTTCAGCGTGCCTGTGCCCGTCGAAACCGAACGACCGACACCCGCAACGAGGTGTGGTGACTCGACGAGGACGCCGGAGCCGGACGATGTCAGGTTAGCGGTACCGAATATCTCCGCTGGTTTGGACTGCAACTCGCCGGTGCCGGTAATGTCGACGAGACCACCGACACCAACAACATCCGACGTGAGAACGATTAGTGCGCCGCTGCCCCGTGATTGCGAGACAGCGACGCCTGAAAGACCGGCAGAGTCGGCAGGCAGTCCGCCCGTACCGATCCAACGCGAATTGCCTGCACCTGTAACGTCACCCGCACGGGCTTGCAGTACGCCGATGCCGTCGATAACCGAGACGCCTTCGTAACCGTAAACCGTCGACCGTGTCGCAACTAACGTTCCAGCGCCCTTGGTGCCGAGTGTACCTGACCCTTCGACTTCCGCTGCTTGTGCAACGAGCGTGCCGGTAGAGGTCCACTGGGCGGTGCCGTTACACGCTAGCGTGTAAGAGGCGGCATTGAGTTCACCTGTCGCAACCCAGCTGTTCTTGCCTGCACCCGACACGGTCGCCGTGGCCGCAACCAGCGCACCGGTTCCGGAGGCGGTAACCTTACCGGTCGCGGTGATTGCGGTCGATAGCGAAATCACAGCCGCCGTGCCGGTCGACCTTGACAGACCAACGCCGGCGATACTTGCCACGCTGGACAACGTGCCGGTGCCGGTTGCCCGGACTATACCCGTGCCGTCTAGGTGGGCGGACTGCGCCGGGACACTGCCGACACCACCAATTACCGAGACGCCCTCGGACCCGTAAACGCTGGCAACCGAGGCTTGGAGGTTTGCCGACGCCGTGGAGGAGGACTGACCGACACCCGAAACCGTCGCCTTTGCCGGGGTTAGAACACCCGTCGCCACCCAAAGAGGTAGACCGGTGCCAGACGCCGTTGCGGTGGTCACCTGTAGCGTTCCGGTCATTACCCACTGGGTAACACCCAGACCGGCAACGCCCGCACCCTGTGCGCCCAAGGCCCCTACACCGGCACCCTGAAGTGACCCGGACCCGGTGACCCCTGCCGGACCGTCGACTAGAACCGCAGTGCCACGGGAGACCGAGAGACCCGGACCCGTGGCAACCGCCGAGGTGGCGAGGAGGGACGCGACACCACTCGACCGTGAAACACCTGCACCGGACAACGTGGCGGTGGAAGTCAGTACGCCGGTGCCGGTGATTTGCAACGTGCCGACGATAACCGAGTCGACCGATTGTAACGCCGCCACACCAACAGATTTAGAAACGCCTACTGCCGTGCCGGTCGCAAGACCACTCTGGAGAGTGGCGGTGCCGGTCGCCATGACCACACCAACGCCGGACAATGCCGCTGGCAATGTCTGCAACGCGCCCGTTGCACTTATGGCGTTCTGACCGACACCTGCCACCGTCCGATCGGGGGCAACCAGCGTCGCAGTACCAACCGCGCGTGAGACGCCAACGGCGCCGAGGTTGGAGACAGTAGACGTTAACGTGCCTGCACCTGACGAGCGCGACACGCCGGCGGCGGCGGCCACGGATGCAGTAGACAGTAGCGCGCCGGTTCCACCCGCGGGCGCGTCGACGACAAAGCCATTGGCGTCGAGGTCGGCGACGTTGGCCGCTAGTGTGCCAGTGACTTTCCAGAATGCCGAGCCCGTACTGACGAGAACCGACGTCGTTGCGACCAATGCCGCGGCGCCAACTGAACGCGATACACCGAGTGCGTCGAGGTCTGCGACTGTAGAGGTTAGCGCACCGGTGCCAGCGACGGGCGGCCATACGACGGCACCAACGGCGGACAGTGTCGAGCCGGTGGCGACCAACGCACCGGTTGCATTCCATCCTGTAGTGCCGGTGCCGACGACTGCCGGCGCGGTCGATGTCAGATCACCTGTGCCAACCGAGCCACCAACACCTGCGCCGCGTTGTCCCGTTGTGTTGACTGTTACCAGATTGCCGGTGCCAACAGCCGGCAATGAAACGACAGCACCGACACCATCAACATCAGACACGCTCGAGTTTAAAGAGCCTGTGCCGATCGCGCCCAGCGTGCGGATTGTGTACTCATTGTACTTCCACACGCCGCCGTCGTTGACGAAATACGGAACGACGACGAAAGCACTACGCTGGTAAGTTGATCCGTCTCTGGAGAGCGCCGCGCGGCTGCCTGCAATTGAACCAGAGAATGATGATGTCGGGGCGCTCCACGTCGCACCGAAATCCGACGATTTGGAAATGGTGATTGAGTTGCCACTACTGTTGCGGGAGACCGCATAGAAATCGGTGCCTTCGTGCCGCAGCCTTGTCGGTTGCGCTGCGCCCGACGGATTTTGACTGCCAGTCGTGAATGTCGGGTTAGCAGCGCTGAGAAAGCGCCCGATATTATTCGAGGTGGCGTTTCCGTAGGCGTAAGCAACCCTTGTGTTCGTGGTCTCAACTAGTGCATCGCTTGCGTAATCATAGGTCGAGGTGCCAACCGATCCGCAATCAAACACCGTGTTCAGTGCATTGGCCGCACTCAGCGTCCGCGATTGCCCTTGCCCAAGTGTCTGGTTGAACCACCACATATGTACGAGATCGCCTGCACCAAGCGTACTCTCGCGGGCGACGAAATCATGTGCCGTGTTGGCATCAACCTGTACAGGAGCGGACCATGTCTGCGGCGCAGTGCGCCGCGTGTGATAGACACGAGCACGATAGGTGCCCGATGTCTTGGTCTGCAAGCCGTTGAAGAGAACAACGGCCTCGCCGTTAGAACGCACAACCAACGAAGCGTTGTGTACCAGCGCGCCCAACTGCCCCGTTGTAATTACGCCGTTCAGGACCGTCTCGGCGAACCCGATGAAGCCGCTGAGCCCCATGTCGAATTGCATGTAGTTCAGGAACGCATTGCCCGCGTTCGCGTAGCCGTAAATCAAGTGGATGATATTTCCGACCTGATACGATGTCAGTGCCGTAGGTGCCTGACCGATGGCGTACGAGGCGGCTGTTGTCCATGCGCTGGATGGGTCAGTCGCCTTGGCGACCACAATGCCATTGGCGTCCGCGCCGAAGACGTAGAACACATCGTTCGCGCCGGTGTGCATGACGAAGGCAAGATCGCCGCCGGTCGCGCCGTTGTCGTTGTAAGCCTCACCTCCCGACAGCACATCAGTTGACGCGCCCGCCACCGAGTAGCCGTAGCCAGATTGCAGGTTGGTGGTCGCAATTCGGAAGCCATAGGTGACGCCAGCTTGCAGCGTGACAGGCGTTTGGAAGTTGTACTTGATGTAACCCTTGCTACTGCCAACCGTGGAAGGCGCGACCTGATCCGATGTTGCGAGCACTGCACCGGACGGATCGTTCGCCCGGATTGTAATGAGAGTGCCATAGTTCGGCGCTGGCGTGACGCGCGACATGAACAGCGAGATGCCGTTGACCGTGATCGTCGTATCAGGCGTGAACGACTGCCCGGCCCATTGACCACCAACGAAAGTAAACCCGACGCTGTTATCAACACCCGTCACACCCTGCGCCAACGCCGGACCGGTGGAGGTCTTGAACGGACCCAACAGCGGCAGTGCTGTACCAAATCCGGATATGGTGACGGGCAGCGCCATTCACTTCGCCTTCAGCAATTCACGACCACGGTCGAATATCTCTTGCGTCAGGTAACCAAGTTTAACCGCACGGCGTCGGCCCGGGCGGTCACTGTTTTTGAATGACATACGACAATCAAACTCTTGGCACACCGCAGGGGCATACTCCCAGATGGTGCAGCCAGTCTCGCCTAGGTACACGCAATCCCCATTGGCGTGCCGGTCAAGAATCATGTAGGGCTTTTTGCCGGGCGTATGGCACATCGCGGTTTGATAGCGCGATGGGTCATCCCCTCTTTCCGGGTGCAGTGGTGTCATCATCTTGCAGCAGAGATGGCAATCACCGCACGGAACAGCATTACGCTGGGGCAGCATAGGTCAACGACGTCAGCGACACCTGCTGACCTGCGGAGATAACAACCGAGTTGAGCTGGATGTCACCACCGCCACCGGTTGCGGTGACCGAACAAAGAACGATGGGCGTCGCATTACCCTGCCGCAACTCGGCCTTGGCAATCGTACCGCCGACCGCATTGGTGTCGGCAACGATGGCGTTCGCTGTCGCCACACCTGCCGCCGAGGCGCCGAATGCCGGATTGGCAAACGTCAGTGTCGCCACCGCCACACCGCCCGCGGTCTGCATCACGATCTTGCCGGGCGGCGTATTGAGGTCGAGTTGGTCAACAACAAAATCCGCCAGTGCAGTGCGCACGGCGGTCGGATGCGTTACGGCCATCGGGGTTACTCCTCGGTTGAATCACTTCCAGAAACAATGGCAACCGGTCCGCCCTCGCGTACCCTGCCTTCCTTAATCCACTTCTCGACATGTGCGGCAAGTTTGTCGTTGCCTTCATCGACCTCGTAGGCAAAGCCCGCGATGTAGGCCGACTGCAAATCGTCGGAGAAAAAATCGTCGATGACCGTGAACCGCTGTACCTTAGTCGTCATCTTCTCGTTCCCTTCGTTGTTCTTCTATCTCGGCGTAGCGTCGGTCACCGAACGGGACGAACGCGCACCGGCAATTGGGATGTGCTGGAATGAGTCCTGCTGCCTCATCAAGTGCGTATGGACCATCTTCGGCAATACTCTCGCAATCTTCACAGACATCGTCATCACCCGCAGTGAGGACGTTGACCAATTCTTCATCCCGCCATATGCCCACATGGCTATGGCGATGGTCACTAGCCACGACACTATGACGAACAGAATTGCTTCGAGGCAACCATTCCGGTTCAACACCAACCCTCGTTATGCCATTGCTGCCATAGGTCAGTAACTTGCCGGCGTTCAATGCGGCGACAACGGCGGTATTCACCAGCAATAAAAGTCGACGACGTGTAATCTTTTCCAGTGACAAACGGATGTCACGCATCATTTCCACTGGGCTTTGCTTGGTCTCCAGCGCGTTGCCAACGTGTCGGATAATGCGACGCTTGGTCTCCCAGCCAATACCCGCTACCTCGTTCGCTGCTTTGGCGGCATGGAACGACGCGGTGGCGGAGGCGTTGGGTTCTATTTCCGGATTACGCAGCTCACGCAGAGCTTGGGATACACCGCTTTCAACGGCAACTTGAATGGTCTCGTTCAACCAATCCGATGGCGACGATATTGTGATGTCGAGTAACCGTTGCAACATCGGTTCGGCACGTCCCAACTTCTGGGCGTTGTTCTCCGTCCATGCTGCAAATTGCGGTTGGTCGACCGACTGTTTCAATCCGACGACGTCATGTTCCTGCAACGTCTGCCGCAGTCCCTTGTTCAATTCGAAGATACGACGATTGACCACCGCACGACCATGACGACGGATGCCACCGCTACGGGTTGGGTCACGCCGCGAAGCTGGGTACTTGGAAACGGCATCTCCGACAAGGGTCATTCGGCAGGTACCTTCTCCTTCGGAGGTGGCTCTTTGCCGTTTGCTTTGGCGGCGTTGGGATTCTCTGGATCGTCACCGCCATTGGCTTTCGCCATCTCCAACTGCTTCTGGGCTGCGGCCTCTTCTGCCGCGACGGCTTCTTCCTCGCGTTCGGCAAAGTCTTGCTTGGCGAGTTCTTCTTCCAGCGCCGCTTCAAATCCGGGGTACGTGCCATCCTCGATTAGTTGGTTGCAACGTCCCTTGGCCAATGCGACAAACGGAATCAGACCGCAGTCAACATCGATCTTTGTCACCTCGGCCTTCTTCTTGGCAATGTCGGCCTTGGCCGTATCGCTCATCTGCCACAACGAATTCCAGTTGTAGAAGATGTTCTCGTCCGAGGTCCCGAGTGCGGATCGCACAAGGGCTTTGTCGAGTTTCTCCAGCGCCGGTGTGAGTCGCAGTTCCTGATCGCTGGCAATGCGGTCATAGTAATTCTGCAAATCGCTTTCGCCTGTCGCCGACAACCCAGCGGGACTCTGTCCGAGGAAACGTGTCGCAGGGATATCTGCCGCACCTGCTGCCATCTGCAAATACATTTGCAGCACCTCGGGCATCCCTTGGAAGTTGACGCCGATGCGTTGCCATTCTTCTTCGCCGTCAATCAGAATGCCGTTGACGACCGACTTGGCGACGTTGGCCTCGGTGAACCGCTTAATCATTCGGTTCGTGCCATCAGTGGTCGAGAGGATTTCGGTGAGACCCGGAATCTTGATAACGTCAAGCTTGGCTTCCTGGATCATTACGGCGACCGACTGCATCACAGTGCCCGCATTGCTGACGCTGTCATGGATGACTTGCATCAACGGGTCGCCCCAACCACCATTCTCCATCGGGTCAGGGGAGTCGAGTCCGGTCAGACGCACCATCCTGGAGGGATGTATCTTTACCGTTTTCACCCGCTGTGATTGGTCTTGCAGTTCGTAGAACTCCGGCTGTCCATAGTACGGCGACTCGAGGTCATACACCAAATTCTCAACACTGAGTTGGTGCGGTGCCAGTACATGGATGTATTTCAGACCGTCTTTCTGAATGGTCTCTGGGTCGAGTTCACTCGCCATGTTGCCGTCGACGCCAATCAGAATGCACGCACCACCGTACAAGCGCGCCTTGGTCAACGCCTGCTGTATCTTCAACTGCAACTGTAGACGGTTTTCCGTGGCCTCGAGTTGTTCAATCTGTTTGCCCTTGGCCTGCCATGACCGCCACTCGCGCACACTGTCCTGCGCTGGAATGGAGATTGCCTTGCGTGCGATCCAGTCCGACTGGAATGCGGCCTCGAGTTGCTGACGTGTCCAGATTGGTTTGGCGTACTGGAACGCAGTCATCTTGTCGCGGCCCGGCATGCCGAGGCCACTTAGCAGATTGTGGAAGGTGTCGAAGAAGTAGCCCATGACCTAAGTCCAATGCCAACGGTTAAGGGCGTCCATTACTTTCAACTCGGGCACCACCTGCTTCTCGTAAGGTGGCATCGTCGCACGTGACGCCAAACGAATAGCGCACCAGTACACCAAGCGACGCGGCATGTGCCAAGCCAACCAGATGTAGATGCGCTCTTTCATCGCTTCGACTTCTTCTTTGCGGTCTTCTTCGTCGGCGCCTTCTTCTTTGCGGCTGCACGTGCGGGAGGTGGTTCCGGCTCGCTCGTCGTCACAACAGCGATGGCGAACCATGTCTCCTTCTCCTGCGGCACTGGGTTGCCGCGTGTGCCACTGCGGAACTTGATGTAGTTCATGGCACGTCCGACGTCACCGGGTACGATGACTCCGCTGCCGGGTACAACAACGGGCACCTGTACTTCGAAGCCGTCGAGCCCAAACATGTCGTTGAAGAAAACGCCATCGGTGGAGAACTGAAACGTCAGCGGCGCTTCTGTCCACTCGCCCGGCATAGTGATGCGGACCATCTGCCCTGCTCGCACATCGAGCGGTTCGGACAACGACTCTCCGGCTGCAATCATCGGTCCATTAATTACTTCCAGAGTCATCTGCCCCTCCCTCGAGAAACGCCAAGGCTTCACGCAGTGCGTTGGTTACGTCTTCCATATCGGCACGCGCTGGTGAAAGCCCTTCGGTCTTTTCCACGGTGTCGTATGTGTACAACGACACCGTGCCATCCCTCACCGTGACTATCATTTCTCGTGCGGTGTAGGTTTCGGCCGGTCTTCCTTGGCCACGCGGAGGTTCTGGGCGAAGTTCTTCCAGTCGTTCTGGTCGTTGCCGGTTGCTTGTGATGCGGTTACTTCTGCAGCACGGATAACGGCGTCGAGTACATCATCGCTCATCGGGGTTTCTCCAATTTTTTGAAACTGTCTTTCATCTTATCCCACTGACTCCTGCGCACATACATACGCAGGCTGTCATTGGACATCAGCACAGTGTCAGGACCCAGCATGGCCAAGACACCGGGCGGATAATTGCGCGCATCGGCGTCGTCATCGGGTACGACTTCCACTCTTACGTCACCGATCGCCATAACCACCTCGCAAGGAACACGGTCCATATAGTGATCGTGATTAGTACGAATCGCAACGCCATCCACAGCATTAGAAAAATAACTATCGCCGCTATGCCGATGGCGAGAAACAAAAAACGTAGGTGAAGGACAATCACCTCACCAACAACTCGAGTTCTATTTTACGTTCGACCGCGGTGCGTTCCATTGGTCCGAGTTTGTCCTGCAAACAATCCTCGGCATCTTCTATCACAATCCACAGCGACGACATCTCACCTTCACGCGCAGCGCGTTGCTTCAGTATGCTGATGGCGTCTTCGAGTTCTTCATCGGTCATGTCAGCCAACCCAAGCAAGGGTGCGATCATATCCAGACATTGTTTCTGCAAGCTTGTTGAATGCGCCCGCAGTCGAATCCACTTGGTCTTTGTATTTGCCCATCGGGAACTGTTCGTGCTCGTCGATGAACTCGCGGTTCCACCCAGCGGCAACCAGTGACACGTTGCCGGCCTCCACTTGTGCCGCATATGGCTGTGCGCGCACCTCTTTCGACCCTGTCACTCTGTCGGTGTGGACGTCGTAACCCTTGAACCTGCGGATGGAGTTCTCCGCGGACTCCTTGCCACCGCTGCCGGGTTCCTGTTCGAACCAGAGAGAATAGCGCGGGCATGTCACTTTGTCGGAGGCGGCGGCCTGCATCAATCGTTGTTCGCGTTCGAGGATTGACCACTGACCTCGCAACATGTCCTCAACAACCGTCGTGCCGTCTTGCATGGCGTGTACGAGTGCCGCTGCAGTGTATGCGCCACCATCTGCTGTGCCGGCCTTGTCGACATAACGGATGGATTTTTTAATCTTCTTCCTGTCGAAGGTCTGGACAATCTTAAACTGTTCGACTGGAAAGATTTCACCGCCGACCACGATTGGATTCTGTTGGTAAAGCGATTCCCAACTCGCTTGCGTCAACACCTGTCGACGTGCTTGCAGAAACTCCAGCGACTTGAGTTGCGGAAACAACGGCTCTCCAGCTCGACGATGTTCACCGTCCTCTTCAGCGAGCGCCGGATAACGCAACACCTTGGTATGCGGAAAGTATTCAATCCATTTGCCGACAGGGTCATCGATGTGCCAGCGCGTCATTATCATAACGAGGCCAGCGTGATTGGAGAAGCGTCCGAAGAAGTCGTCGGTGAACCACTGCCACGTTTTATCGCGGATGGTTTTTGATTGTGCCTCGGCACGTCCCTTTACTGGATCGTCGATGAAGCCGAGGTCGAGACCTTGGCCGTTGATTTGTCCGCCGACAGTTGTATTTCGAAACGAGCCCTCGTGCCCTACGTACTCAATGATAGATGAGTTCCGCAGCCACCTCCCAGCAAGTGTGCTGACGTTGGTCTCGGAGAGTTTGGTGTCGACGAATATTTTGCGGTAACGCTCGTTGTCGAAGATGCGCTGCAGTGCGAGGTTCACACGCACGCCGAGGTCATCCGAGTATGATGCGAAGATTGTTCTTAGGTCTGGATTGCGACCTGCGCAGTACGCAATGAAGTCTATGATCTGTTCTGTCTTGCCGTGCTGCGGTGGTGCTTGCAGCACCAACACCGGACGTTTGCCAGCGACAAAGTCATCCCAGAATTGATTGAGCGCCTTGGCGACGTCACGCTGCCACCACGCATCCAGCATCTTGGGGCGTATGACTTGGCGGAAGGTGTAGAATTCTGTTTGACCGATGACGTTGAGCGAACGCTTGATCGCTTCTACATCGTAACCGGTCCAACCCTTCTTGATGCTGGCCAGCAGACATGCCATCTCGTCTGCTGCACTCTGGTCCATTGTCTACTCACTGAAATCTTCAAAGGGTTGATGCAACGCCTTCTTGACCATGTCGATTGAAATGCCGCAGGCTTCCAGCTCTTCACGTACTTGGTCGATCGTGTCGTATGTAACCTCAACGCGCACGTCGCCTTTGTTCTCTGCTTGCAGCGGAATGATGCGACCGAGGATTGCGGCGAACGAACGTATGTCCTCGTTGGCGACGCGACGAAAGAATCCGACGAGACCATCCTGGCCGTTGCCGTCTCGACCTTCCAGCTCGGCCGCAAGGATCGCTGCCTCTTTTAGAATGCGCGTCGTACCGTTGACACTACCCGGTCGACGTCCCGCACCCTCTGGACGTGGCTCGCCCTTCTTGAACCAAGACGAGTTCGGTTGTGGGTTTAAAATCTCAATCTCTGCCGTCATGCCGTTTTTTCCCGTTAAAATAACGGAGCACACTTCGAGGCGGGCTACCGCTAATCCATGGAAACGACGTTCCACTCAGCCGCGACAAGGTCGAACCTATTAGTCGAGGTTGCCTGACGCTAATTCAACACGTCCCAACGTTCCCAGTAAAACCACTTCGCGTTGTCGAGACGTCATTCCCTGATAGAGACCGAACTGACCTTGAAACAATCCGCTGGTGACTTGTACGCGCTCGCCGACCTTGAATCTGTCTTTGGGCAAAACGATCAGCCCATTACGTTCCTTCAACTTCATTCCGTTTATCCAAGACGTCGGCAGCTGCGATGGCACTTCACCGTTCATCAGAATTTTAGACACGCCAAAAGTTCCCAGCAGCGCGTGCCACTGGTCTATGATCCAGACGAACAGGTAACGAGGAAACAGGAAGCGGATGTCGTCGACCTTGCGACCACGTCGAACACGGACAACCTTTTCCCTTGGAGCGTAGCATTGAAACCCTTGCCACTCGAGATGTCGAAGGGCTCGTCGTTCGCATTGTGGGTGAGTCGTGATAACAGCCCAGAACGCCAACGGTCCCTCCCGCAAA